ATCAGTTGTTAACCTGGTTCCCCAACCTGGTCTTCACGGTGTTACTCCCGGACCCTACCAACCCCAAAACTTTATTTACACATTCAGCTCAGGGACAGCTGGCTGCGTAAACTCTATCTCATAAGTCACATATAAAGCTCCAACAGTAACAGGTTGGCCCCCATTATCGGGGCCCTGGTACTGTACCAGCGCATATGTACCACAGGCCTGATTAAGACGTGCCTCATCCCCAGAATTGAGAGTCAATGGAACTCCTGGGTCAATCAACTTCCACTGATGAGCATTATGGGACAAGTCGAACTCAATCCCATGCCAGTTTCCCTGGCCTAAGTGATCCTCATTGGAAGAGATTGCCCCACCAGCATACAACGGTCCGATAGAAAATTGTGGCTGGTTGGAGATGGCAAATCCACCTGGTGCTGTGCGAAACCGAAGAGCATCTTCAGCATCATAAGCACTTGCCATGCTATAATAACCCTGAAAGGTGGTGGGTGCAAACGGCACATAAGAAACACACAACTTCTTCCACCTGTACTTACTGTAGTTCCTGGCAATGCGGCTCAACCACGGAAACTCAACAGTAGATGCAGGCGTCAAGAAGTAGGTGTTCTTCTGCAAATTACCAGTTCCATCAGCATTAATGACGGATCCAGTAAGTTGCTCAGTGTTAGACACAATAACCCCATCAGGGACATAAGACATGACAGGTGCTCGGTTGCGAGCAACCACAGGTCGATTGGAAGGATTGGCATAATTGCCAGTGGACTTAACCTTAACGGGCGTCTTGGTTTTGGTTTTCTTAGCCATATTAATGATAATACCTGTATGTGGATGTAGAATCAAAGGGCAATGGTTGCTTGTTCAAGTGGGGAACTTGAAAGGCCCGATAACGTGCCTCAAGCTCAATCTGGGCATCTGGCAACACACCATATGCTTTCCATATGCTAGCACGGGCCGTAGCTAGCTCGATAGAAAAAGGACGTTTTTGACTGGCAAATAACCGCCAAGTCCGCCCAGTACCAGACCAAGCCTGTTCAAGAACCTTGTCCACCTGCGCTCGCTTTGATGTGAATTTGAGGAAACTGCGATAATAGCTGTCAAGCACAGGCATGCCCTCGTACAGAGCCAACCCACAAATGCCAGTGGCACACATGTTGATTGCGTACTGGTTCCAATCAGTGACGGCATGAGACATCATGTCCTGCTCCAGGCACTTATGAATGTTACGCACCATCATCCAATTGTCCCCACCGCAATTAATAGGGTGGCACTGACAAAACTCAACATGTTCCAGCTCATACACCGGAGCCTCCACAGTCATCTCAAACCCAAACCCAAGGTGATGAGCCGGCAATCCGTCCAACTTACCAACATCATCCGCCTCAATGAACACTCCACAATCATCGCCATCATTAATAAACCTATATTTAACCCCCATGCTGTTTAGATAATTGTGACACAAAGCACACATGATCACAACATTTCCCAATGCTGTGTTCATGTCGCCTGATCCGCGCACACCATCAACGGTGTACTTAATGGTACCATCAGCCATGTTTGCAAACCCTACATTGTTGATTTGCCACTTCAGATACTCCGCTAGTTCCTCAGACTTAAACAGCATATTATACAAGGAATGCTCAAATTCAAGAGCCTCACTTGATACATGCTGATCAAATCTTGATGCGTCAAGTCCAACAAAGCAGGGTTTCCTAAACTGGCTCCAGTACTGTTTGATGGTGGCAGCTCGTTTCCACATGTTGTCACATTTCAAAACAACATGATGACCAAACACACGGTCAATGGCTTTATATATGCACTTCTCGGCAGGTTTAAGATACCTACCAATCAGCACATTATACATGGAGGATCTAGGTTGAATCAACCTTGGACAAGGGTCAACCTTC